ATACATATGAACTTCCACCTTTTGATATGATCGGATAGAGATTATGTTAAATCCATTTTTTCAACAAGGATCGTCTGGAGAGCAAAATCTTGTCCAGGATTTAATTAACGAACAATTAAGAATATATGGTATAGATGTACATTTCTTACCGCGTAAGTATCTAACAGAAAATACTGTTATAAAAGAAGTAATAGAATCAAAATTTGATGATGCATACCCAATAGAGGCTTATATTGAATCTTTTGAGGGTTATGGAGATAATCCAACTTTATTATCTAAATTTGGAATTCAAGCAACAAATGAGATAACTTTAATTATTTCAAAGGAAAGATTTGAGACTTATATCTCTCCTTTGATGAGAAATGAATCGAATGTAAAGTTGTCAACCAGACCAAAGGAAGGAGACTTAATATATTTTCCCCTAGGTGACAGATTATTTGAAATTAAATATGTTGAGCACGAAAAACCATTTTATCAACTACAGAAAAACTATGTTTATGAGTTGAGATGTGAACTCTTCCGTATTGAAGATGAAGTGATTGATACTGGAATTGAAGAAATTGATAATGAATTGATCGGAGATGATTATGATGGAACATCTGAGAGTGGCACGTCAACAATTATTGGAGTTGCACAACTTCTGTATGTTGTTGGAACGGGAGTTACTGCTACGGCAAACACTTCACTTGTAAACAATGGCGTAAGGTTCTTAAGACTTACTAATAGAGGGGCAGGATATAGTTCTCTACCATCAGTAGGAATTGCATCGGTAGGAATTGCAGGATCTGTGACTGGCATAGGAACAGTCTCTCAAATGATAAGTGGTATAAATGTTTGTAATACAAATACAAATACCAAATTAAAATCTGTTCAACAAATTGGATTAGTAAATCCAGGAACAGGATATACCTCTGCACCAACAGTTAAGTTTAGTAGTGGTGGTGGATCTGGCGCGGCCGCTACATCAGGAATTTCCACAACTGGTGGAGTTGGAGTGGTCACCGTAAGTTCTTCTGGTGGAGGATATATTAATTCTCCAACAGTAACATTCTCCACACCAAAACATGTTGGAGCTGCAGCAACCGCAGTTCTTGCAACACCAATGGTTGGTGGTGGTGTTAGTATTATGTCTGCACCCATAAGTATTGGTTCTTCCGCCTTCCTGTTCCCTGGAGGCACCACTGGCGGCGTATTCTATAGAACTGCACCTACGGTTACATTTGGAGTCCCTGAAGGGTCAGGAATCAGTGCTACAGCGACTGCCTCAATTAATGCGTTTACTTTATATGGAGGAAATGTTACTCAAGTTTCCATTGGCAATTCTGGCAAGTTTTACACTAGTGCTCCGACAGTTACAATCGGACATCCGGGGTATAGTTATGCTGCAGCAACCGTTGGCCTTGTAGAAAGTGCTGCATCCGCATATGGTTCAGGATCAGCAATTGATAGTAGTAGTGTTGCAATCTCTACTGGTGGTAAAGCATATTCCACAAGACCAATTGTTACTGTTGGTCTTGGAACAGGAACAGTTAATCCAACTACAACTGCAGTTGGCATCGCAACTGTCAATTCTATTGGGGTTGTTACTGCAGTTGGATTTAACAGTACCACAAATCCATGGTGTGTGGGTACTGGAGCAACAATTGGAGCTGGTTATACAGTTACTCCGACACTCTCTTTTGAAGCTCCATCTCCTATTAGAGCAACAGCAACATCAACAGTATCAGTTGCTGGATCAGTCACTTCAATTGCAATCGGTAATAGTGGATTTGGTTACAACGCGATTCCTTTTGTTACAATTGCATCACCAACTGGAGCAGCGAGCACATTTACTGCAACTGGTATTGCAACGATAAGATTCAATTCTATCCAGTATCAAGGAACTGTTGGCATTGGGTCTACAACGATTACTGGAATCAACACTCTTGGAGTTGTTGTTGGAGATAGAGTAAGACTGGGTGTTGGGTATAGTGACTCTTATAATTTTATCGCAGAAAATGCATTTGTCTCTGGCATTGGTCAGAGTAGTCTCATTATGTCAACTGCAGCAACAAATGTTGGTATTGCAACTTCGGTGTTTGAACTTGGTAGAGATCAATGTGGCATTGTTACCGGTATTTCAATCACATATGGTGGTGGAGGATACTTAACACCACCCACGGTATCAATCTCAAATACTGTTGGTGATAAGAATTATATTGACTATCATGATACTTTGGGAATCGCTACCGCGACAGGCATTTCTACACTAACATCTGCTGGAGCAGTTGAAAAAATCTATATTACAGATTCTGGACATGGTTATGTAATAACGCCTACGATAACAGTTGAAGATCCTGCTTCAGATTCTTCTGGATCGTTTAACTTTAATGAGATTATAACTGGATCTTCAAGTGGAACAACTGCCAGAGTAAGAATCTGGAATGAATCCACTAATCAATTAGAAGTCATGAACGTAAACGGAAGTTTTGTTCGAGGAGAAACTCTAACAGGTTCTGAATCTGGAGCTCAATATGTATTGAGAGCATCAGAAACATTCCCACCACTTACCAATTTTGCAGATAATAATTCTATTGAGACAGAGGCTGATTTAATTTTAGATTTTTCTGAAGAGAATCCTTTTGGCACACCATAAATAAAAATATCTCAATAGGTGGGTTAGTGTAGGTTTAAACAATGTTTGAATATTTTTACAACGAAATTTTAAGAAAGACTATCATTTCTTTTGGTACTCTTTTCAATTCATTAGAGATTGAACATAAAGATGAATCTGATAATACAACGAGTATTATCAGGGTTCCTCTTGCTTATGGACCTACGCAAAAATTTCTTGCACGACTAGAGCAGTCGCCAGATTTAAGTAAAGGGACAGCGATGACTCTCCCTAGAATGTCTTTTGAATTTATTGGACTAACCTATGATCAAAGCAGAAAGGTAACTACAACTCAACAGTTCACGGTTAAAGATCCTAATAATGACACTGGTGTCAAGAAAGCATACATGCCAGTTCCATATAATATGCAATTTGAATTGAGTATCATGTCAAAATTGAATGATGATGCTTTACAAATTGTAGAACAAATTTTGCCATATTTTCAACCACAATATAATTTAACAGTAAATTTAGTTGGACCAATAAGCGAAAAAAGAGATATTCCTGTTATATTGGAAAATATAACAATGCAAGACGATTATGAGGGAGATTTCTCCACTCGTAGAGTTCTTCTTTATACCTTAAGATTTACAGCAAAAACTTATCTGTTTGGTCCTGTTTCCTCTGCAACCTCAGATATTGTCAAGAGGGCTTCGGTTTCTTACTACTCCGGAGACAGTAAGAGTACAGTTAGAGATCTTACGTATAGTGTCAAACCAAGAGCAATTAAAGATTACACTGGAGATATCGTCACTAATCTTGCTGAAGACATTGATATATCTACGACAGCATTTAATGTTGATAGTGGATCCTCAGTTACTCTCAAAAAGTATATTGAAATTGGTGGAGAAGAAATGTTCGTTACCAAAATTACTGGTAACAAAATTACTGTGGAGAGAGGTAAAGATGGAACAACTGTTTCAGATCATTTAAGAGGAGCAGAAGTTAAAGGTATTGATTATACTAGTACAGAGGATAGTGATATTATTCAATTTGGCGATGACTTTGGATTTACTGGAAGCATTTCTTGATTATGACTAAGAATTATAATGGTTTAGATGAAGTGTTTAATGTAGAAACTGAAATTGTTTCTGCAGAAAAAGAGTCCATAGAAGTCGCTAAAAAAATAAATAGGCAAAAGAGTGATGTTGATAAAGATTATGAATATACTAGAGGCAATCTTTATTCTATAATTGAAAAAGGTCAGGAAGCGATTAATGGTATTCTTGAATTAGCTCAAGAAAGCGAAATGCCTAGAGCATATGAAGTAGCTGGACAACTAATTAAAAATGTTGCTGATGCAACAGATAAACTATTAGATCTTCAGAAGAAACTCAAAGATGTTAATGAGGAGTCTAAAAAAGGTCCAACTAATGTAACAAATGCACTTTTTGTTGGATCTACTTCGGATCTGTCCAAATTTCTCAAGTCTCAAAATGAAGACACAGAGAAAAAATAAATATAACTATAGCTGAGGTAATAATAAGTGGCATTAAAGAAGCCTTCCGATTTTTATATTAAACCTGAAGAGAAGAGTTCTTTTGATTCTTTGAAAGAAGAACTTTCTTCTTCTGAACCAAAGAAGATTGAGAAGATCTCGGAGGCTTTTAGTGCGTTTAAAAGTAATCTGAATCACATTCAATCTCTGACAGATTTTTCTTCAACATTTGAAAGTTTCAAAGAAAATGTTGAAAAAGTTGAAACTATTTCCAATGAGATTGGTGATGTAAAAAAAGAGATTCAAACTCTAATCAAAAAGGAAGATTTGGATGATGCCATGATGGCTCATCTTTTCTTTGTGGAAGAAGCGATTGTAAAAGTTGAAAATAAGATAACGGGAGTAAACGAAGATATTGTAAGTAAAATTAGTGATGACTTTTCAGATTTATCTGAAATGGTCGATTCATTTATAAATTTTGAAGTTCCAAAATATAAAGATTTAATTTCAGAATCAGAAATTAGAATTGATAATAGATTTATAAATCTAAAAGATTCTGTAGAAGAAAATCTTGATACGATCAGGGGGGATGTTAATAAGGAAGTTACAACTGTTTTATCAGAAGTTGAGACGATTAACCAACATAGTCTGTCTACTATAAGGGATGAGGTTGGGGATATCATCGATCTTGTTAATGAAGATTTGCCCCAATACAAAAAGTTTTTTGCCGAAACTGAGTTAAGGACAGAAGAGAAACTTAGTCAAGCACAAGATATTTTTGATGAAAAAATTAATTTTATTAATCAAACTTATCAAGAAAGATTAGAAGAATTAAATTCAACTGTTAAAGAATTTACAAATACAGAGATTCCAAAGTACAGCAAAATGCTGGTGGAATCTAAATTAAAGTCGGAAGAGGAAGTCAAGGAATTAGAAAAATCTGTTCTAAAAAAAGTTAGTGATTTAACAGAACAAATAGAAAATCTATACAAAGTTAATAATATCAAAGAAACTGATATTGATTCTCTTTTAGAAAAAGTCCAAACAACTGTTCAAGAATCTAAAAATCAAACTGGAGAAATCTTTGAATCTTATGCAAGATTGTGCAAAGATTCAAAGAAAAGAGAAATAACAGAAGATAAGAAACTGAAAGCATTTTCTGGTAGGTTAGAAAATTTTGCAGAAAAACTAGAAAAGATTGAAGAAACAACAGTTCAAGATGTTTTAGAACTTCAAGCTAATCTTGACATCAGTACCTCTGCATATCATGACAGATTAAAGAAGGAAGTTTATAAGTTTGAAGAAGATTTAGTTGATCAAATTAAAGATCTTGAGGTCAACTTAAGTACAAATGAAGTACATATTAAGAAACAGAATGAGCATATTGAAAGTATTAAAGAGGAAGTTCGAGACGTAATTAATAAACTTCATATTGATACTATTGAAGAGAAGAATCAGGCTCTTATTAAAAAAGTAAATCACATTGAAGATGTTCTTTCTAAGTTTAGTGAAAAAACACTTCTAACTGAAGATACTCCAATCACTCCAGGAAGTCCAGATACTAAGACTAGTGATCCTCTCACATCATTGGATAAAGATTATGTGACCCTCAAGCAATTGCAGGATCACTATAGACTGTTTGTTAATAGAATTCAGATTCAACTGTCGTCTATTGGTGGCGGTGGTGCTGGATTCATCAAAGATCTTGCAGACGTAAGTTTTGATGAAAGTATAGGTGCAAATAAACTTCTAATCTTTAATGGAACAGAGTGGGTTGGTATTGCTAGTACAGCACTTTCTGGAACTGGAGAAGCCACAACGTTAGTAGATGGTGCAACTGGAGTTAATCTCACTCTCACAGGAAATTTAAGTGTTGGTGGAACGGTAACTTATGATGATGTCACCCATGTAGACTCTATTGGTATCGCTACTGCTAGAAGTGGTTTGGAGATCGGTGCCGGAAGTATAACCACAATAATCAAACTGGATGCTGCTACGGCAACAACTACAACAACATCCGAATCTAATATTGACACATTTAGTGCTTCAGTCTTTAGATCTGCACAATATCAAATACAAATAACAAGAGGATCTTTGTATCATGTAACAACTTTAAATGTTTTGCATGATGGAACTGATGTTTATATGGCAGAATTTGGAACAATTAAAACAGGATCGACACTCGCAACATTTGATGCTGATATAGATTCTGGTAGTGTTAGAGTCAGAGCAACTCCTGCGTTTAGTTCGTCTACAGTGTTTAAAATATCAAAAACATTGACAAAAGTATAAATAATAAGAGACTTTCTTTAAAGAGAGTCTAACCTGGTCAACCAGCAAATTCTAGAAATATTATGAAAGAGGGAAAGCAAAACGGAAAATGTAAAGCAGGATCATATTACTGCTATACAGACAAAGTTTGTAAACCAATTCCAAAGGGTTTCATGGTAGATCCAAAAGGAATGCTCCGTAAGGAGAATGGTGCCTCTATAGATGAGGAAGGTCTTCGTGATTGGTTTGGTAAGTCCAAATCAAAAGGTGGTAAAAAAGGTTGGGTTAATGTTGTGACAGGTGGAACCTGTGCAAGCGATAAACCAGGGGAGGGTACACCCAAATGTGTATCATCTGCAAAGAGATCAAGTATGACTCCCGCAGAAAGAAAATCTGCTCAAAGAAGAAAGAAGGCAGCAGACCCCGGACAACAACAAAAATCTGGTGCAGCAAAACCAACTTACGTATCTACCGATTCTAAGACTAAGAAGAAAATGAACAAAGAAGAATTTGTAACCCTACCTCTCTATATTGAAGTTCCATCTTCATTGGATGCATTCAATGCAGGTCTGATGTTCAGGGAAAGTTTAGGCGAAAATTGTGGTATGCTTTTCATATTTAATGAGTCAGGAGAAAAGTCATTCCACATGAAGAACACCACCATATCTCTTGATATTGCTTTTATCAACGAGAATGGTATAATCGAAACTATTAAAGAATTAGAACCATTAAATGAGTCCTCAATCACATCTGATGCAAACGTTCTCTACGCTTTAGAAGTAAACCGTGGATGGTTTGAGGCCAATAATGTAAATGTTGGTGATAAAATATTGAATATTGACGAAGCAAAAGACAAAAAAGGTAAGGGTAGTGGAAGTAAAGATGCCTGTTACCACAAAGTCAAATCTCGCTACAGCGTATGGCCTTCAGCATATGCTTCCGGTGCCCTTGTAAAATGTCGTAAAGTGGGTGCCGCTAATTGGGGCAATAGTTCAAAGAAAGAAGGATTCTCTCCAGCACAACTTGCTGCTCTAGAATCTATTGGTGCTATTGAAATCAATGAAGCTGGTAAAAAATGTTGGAAGGGTTATAAAAAAGCGGGAACGCAAAAACTTTTCGGAAAGACATACAACCGTTGTGTAAAAGAAAACGAAGAGACTACATCCATCGAGACTGCTGATGGAAAGTCCTTTGTAGAAGTTACGGATGTTGTTGGACCATCAAACATGAGTCCTGTAATTGATTCTAATGGTATTTGGAAAGGAACAGAAGTTCAAGAAGCTGTTCGTATCCCAGCAAAAACTGGAAATATCATTGCAGTATCACTTGTCTGGAAAGGAAAGTATTACATGATTAGAATGTTCTTCCCTTCAGCGTCTAGACCTACCAGATCAGATGTCCAAAATGAGATAGAAAAGGTTTACCCAGGTTCAAAACTATCAACGTTCTCAGTT